GTTTCTAATTCACCAGTATTTGAGACTTGGGCTACATAACCGTGTTTACACATGGCTGGTAATCTAGATATATCTTGTACTTTCTGACCTATTACACTCATATTTTCGTTAACAGCACCACCAAGAAAGTTTACATTTGCAGCGTTAGATCCTGTTAAAAATAAACCACTACCAATTATTTCCGCTGTAACTTGACTTACAGAACTATTAACAGCATTTTTTAAACCAGTAAGAATTGTCTGCATACTGAGAGGGCCATTGTCTGGATTTTTGGGTGTTTTAAAATATGCAATTCCAGTAACATCTCTATAAGTTGTAACTGGTTCAACAGCTTCAACAGAAATACGATAATGAATATTTTCTATATTAACATCTATAAATTTATTTAATGCAGTAGTTTTATTAGTTTCACGTATTAATCCACCATCTGTTAAAGTAACAGTAGCCGTGTAACGTACATCATAATCCTGTGTGTAACCTAAAAATTTAGTTTCATCGTTTGTTTGATTACCTTGATAATTAGGGGTATTATTTGCAATATAGCTACTACCGTTAATTTGTAAACTACCTTCAATATCTTCACAATTTGTAGCACCCGTCACTAACTGATCTCCACCTGAAAAAGACCAAGTTAGTGTACCAGCAAATGATTGATTTGCATTTGAATCATTCCATGTAGGGCCTTCTGGAACGTTATTAGTTAATTTGTCTACTTTTACAGAGGTTACTCTGTAGTAAGTTTTAGGGGTAGGTGTGACAAATTGTGCTCCAGAAAGATATAAAACATACTCAGTATTATAAGCTATAGTATCGAGTCTTGCATAACCATACTCACCATTATTGATGGCAGTAAATGTGGTATTTGAAGATCTTTCAACATTTTGAGTTACATTAGATATAAGAGTGTAGTCTTGTATAGTTGTAGTTGTAAAAGAACTACCACTACTTGTTAGATATAAAAATAGTGAATCATTTGCTGCATTTGTTAAGGATTGTTCTATACCAGTTTCTAAATCCCATATTCTAATAGGTTTTTGACCCGTAGCAAGAACACTAGAAGGTGAAATTTGAAATATAAACTTTTCATCACCATCTCTTATTATATTAAACCATTGTCCTTGAGGATTTGCATTTGTTAAAACTTTTACAAGTTCCGCAGGTGGTCGTTTTTCAAGACCAAAAGTTATGTCTGGGACAGCATTATTACATACCCTTAACTGTCCTGGAAATTTTATTTTATCTGGTTGTTGAGATACACCCCCTAGAAAGTTTGGGATACGTTGATTTACTGTTGCCATTACATTCTTCTAAGTACTTTGAACGGTCTATATGTAGTATTAGCATCTTGACAATATTGATAATCACTAAAGATATTATGATCTGCCTGTCTAGAATCATACTCTAATGCTGCTGCTCTTGCAAAAGCCTCGTCAGCTTCTAGTAATTTTGCTGACTGTGGATTATTAACCATACGATTTGATGCTATTCTAGTAGCTCTAGCAGTTATGTAATCTTTAAATATTTGAGGTAGATCTTCAAAATCTATCATCCAGACAATATCAAAATATAATTTAGCCATATTTTCAAAGGTAAATGTATGATTTTTTTTGTCATATATTTTCATTATACCATTATCACTACGTCTTACTACATCATAATCTTTTCCATGTTGGTAGATATTTAAATCTATTTGTAAGATATTGTTAGGAACAACAACTTGATTATTACTATCAGTGTCGATAGGGTACTCATTCTCTGTGTTGTATGACCACCCTTCAGCTTGTATCTCACGGCAGACTTGCCTTAGAGTATTTTGTGCTATAACCACTTCGGGGCTTTGCACATTTAAAGTGTTTACTGGGGTCTCTCCAACGCTCATCAGGATTGAGTTTACAGCATCTAGTTCGGTAGACACTCCGTAAGATATTTGTGCCATATAAAAAAGGGGGGCGTGTGCCCCCGTATAAAATTAATAATTATGAGAAAGCTGCTGGCTTTGTAGATGTTCCTGCGAACAATTCTACGCAAGCTGCTGGGTTCACATAATCTGCACCCATAGCCATGCGTCCTAGGATAACATCTCCTTGGTAAACCACGGAAACGTCTCCAGAAGTTACTTGAACTTGTGGGCCGATTGTTTCAACAACACCTGCAGCTTCTCTTTGGAAGATAAGTCCACATGTGTTTGCAAAGTTAGAGGCAGCACCGTAGTTCTGGCGTGGGCCATAGTTGTTACCTGTAACTGTTGTAGCTGTTTCAATGTCCTCAGAAACAAAATCACCTGTTTTTCCAGGATCTACTGTAGCAAGGTCAGTTGAAGCTGAAGCACCACTTGAAGGTGCATACTTTGTACCATACTTAGAGAAGAATGGTGTGTTCATTGATTTGTAGATTGTGATACCTGCAATTTCAATGATGCCGTTACCAGACTGTAATGCATCTCCTCTAACATTGCGGTTGATTAAACCGTTTGATTCAATGTTTTGGATAAGTGCATAGTACTGTCTTGGGTTAAGTACGGCAACCCGACCCTCATCACTTACGCCTTTTTCGTCTAGAGCTGCAGCAGCATCATAGAAAGCGTTGATTAAGTGTGTGTGGTTTAGGGCATCGTCAGCGTCTGAACCGCCACCGACTTGAATTTGTGTGCCACCTGGCTCTTCAAAGTTACTTAATGTAACTGGAGAACTTTGTCTAGCACCTTTAGCAATAGCTCTGAAGATTAGTCTGTCATACTTTTGTGCAAGAGCATAACCGATCTTCTTAGAAATTTCACCCCTCAATTCGTAGTGAGCAAGTGTTTCATCCAGTTCATAGACAAATGCACTAGAGATGAGTAGGTCATCTACTGTGATTGTCTTTTCTGCTACTGGAGGAGTTTTGTCAGAGTTTCCTAATATGCTATTTCCAGGTGTGTGGTACTCCGCACTGGTGCGTCCAGTGTAGATGAACTGTAAACTCTTTCCATTTGTGAGTGTACGCTTCATGACTAAGTCACGTGCGATTGTCTCTCTTTGGAAGCCAGTAAACATCTCACCTGAGAACAACTTTAAATATAAATCTCTGTTGTTTGTTGCGTTTGTCGCTGTGTTAATCCTACCCAGAAAGGTTTGTGAAGCAGGATTGTTTGTTGACTGTTGTGCCATTATTTTGTAAGGTTATATGTATCGTCTCTAGATCTAGAATTATAGGAGTCTTAATTGGACTCATTGAGATTTGTGGTCTATCCCACCGTCATGACGGCATTAGGTGTCCTCCGTAGAGGGCTAATACCAAATGTAGAGGGAGGCATTGCACCTCCCATGTCGCTTAACGATCTACTCTATGAAAATGTAAATTTGGACGTTTCTCAGTCATGTGCGTTTGAATGTGACTTAATTCTAAAGCCCCCATTACAATAGCTAGACCGATTATACCGAACCAAATTGCTCGATCATTCATTTAATAATTTTGGTGTAAGCAACGCCACGATATACGTAAGTTACTGTCATGGTAAACTCCCATATACCAAAGCCCCGTTCCATGCTTTGGTGTCATGCGTCCCGAAGGATGAACGGACGTAGCGTTAGGATAAAGTTTCAGTACACTTACCAATAACTTTCTGATTAAGATAAGCTATGATATTATACTTTGCCTGTGTATCAAGATGTGGGTCTTGTAAAACAGTATATTTTGATAACATGAAATCATCACATGTCATCTTCCAGTCATAAGGACTAGAAAACTCCTGGGATGATCTGACCTGTACAGGCGTAAGCACCAATAGCAGCAATAATACCAAGCATGGCAAGGCGACCATTGAGCTCTTCTGCAACATGCCATTTATCGTTTTCATGGTTGTGGTGTGTCATTTTTTTCTTCGTTTGTGGTTGTAGTTAATTCTACGTGAACTTGTTTTAGATTTTCTAAATCTTGTTTTTTCACCGCTAGACATCTCTTTAGTAGTCTTTGGTGTTTTAGAGGAGACTCTGCGAGATGGACGACAAGCGGGGTAGCCTTTACGCTTTTCGCCTTTCTGTCTGCCACATGGCTTACCAGTTTTTACGTCCACCCACTTCTCTTTAAACCATCTTCTTAAACTCATCTCTTACCTCTAGTATATCCTTTAGCAGTCTTTCTTTTACCGCCAGATTTTACTTGTCCTTTACATACCTTCACACCATATGCATTAGCATATGCTGAGGGGTATACCTTGAACTTTCTTTTCGCAGCTGCTTTTCCACGAGCACATAATTTAGCCATTACTTCTTTTTGCCCCCGTGTTTACAGCCACACTTAGATCCTTTTTTGTGTGCCATTAGCATTTCCATCTACGTAAAGCTAGGGCTTTCCTTGTAGGTCTACCCTTCTTATCTTTCATTGGCCCCTTATTACCTTTCATGCGAGCACAAAAGGAACGTTTACGAGCACCACCCCCAGGCTGTGGAGCCTTGAGGTTGGAGCCAGTTGCACGATTATATTTAGCTCTGCCTTTAGCGGTAAGCCCACCTTTTTTGGACTTTTCACCTCTTCCAATAGACAGGCTTACGCTTTTCTTAGCCACTACTTTTTCTTCTTCTTCATGTTTTTGGCGATAGCTGCTGCTACCTTTGGTGGCATTTTAGGGTTTTTCTTCATGAGCTTCTTAGCTCCGTTTCCCTTTTTAGTTCCTTTTCCGTAATGTCCAGGCATTGTTTAGCTCCTATACTTTTAAGTTTGATTGTGCAAGTTTTCTGATAACGTCATCTCTGAACGCCTCATCAGTTCTGTATTCTGGTTTATTCATGTCTCTAACAACCTCTGCCATACTTCTGTAGTTTTCAGTAGATGACTGTTTGCCAGTAACTATATTTGAATCACGTCCGTTAGCGTCCTCATATTGTCCCATAAGTGCTTTAATTGCGAATGATATAGCTGCCTTATTACCAGTAGCTAAGACATCATCATAACTCTTTGCGTCTTGTGCAGTAAGATTATTACCTGCCCAATCCATAAGCTGATTGTATCCTCGTTCACCACCAGCTATATTTTTTAAATCATTAACTTCTGCATCAGATAGAACAGGTTGTTCTGATTGTATACCTAACTCACCTCTTACCCCTGCTAAATAATTATCAACTATTTCTCTATTCAAACCAGCAGTGGCTAACTTACTATACATATCATCTGACAGCGTTCCATTATTTTCTTCAAAATGTTTAGACATCTCGAATGGATCTATGTCATTTGATTTAAATAAATTACCTAACTGTTCACCATATAGTTCGTTAGCTGTGTCATAGTTAACATTACCATCATCAGTGTATAGTTGATATTCTGTTTCTGGTTCTGCCTGCTCTGTTGCAGGTGCATCACCTAATTTTTTCTGTAGCTCAAGATATGCTGCCTCTAAATCTTCGGCACTCTTGTACTTACCAGCAAGCATTTTTTCTTGCTTTGCCATAAGTTCTTCACCGATCTTCAAAGATTCAGCTTCTTTTTCTGCAATAGATTGTGCTACTACAGGATCATCTGAGGTGTCGTAGCGGATTGTTTCTGCCATAATTACTGTGGTTGTTGTAGTGCGGGTGCAATCGAGTTGACAGCATCAAGTAACTCTGGATTTTTCGATGGATCCATTATTGGAGTCCCTGCTATCTTACCAGCTTGGTCTGTCAGTGACTGCATTTGTTGTGCTTGCATTGCTTGCTCTTGTTCAGCTTGACGCTCTTCATTAGTTTTTACTAAGTTAAGCATGTCAATACCTTGAGCTGCAGCAAGACGTTTGATAGCTTCGTCAGCATTTAGAAACTGAGCTAAAGCCTCTGGCCCCATAGTCTGTGCTATGGTTGTTATGAATTGCATCAGAGCCTCTCTGTCTTGACCTCTACCAAGTGCATTTATACCTGCAACAATAGTAGGTCTTACCAAAGACTTAGGTAGTTCTGGTATTTCTTTAGACTGTGTGAGGGTGTGCATCTTTCTCTTGAGGTAGGGTATTAGGAACTCTGTAGTCAACAAGCTGAACAGTCCACCCAACTGTCTCTCTAGCTCCATCTGTGTCATCCTAACCTCTTCTGCTGTAGTACGTTCAGATTGACGTGGGTTCAAAATTAAAAATGCTTCTGACAATCTTTTTTCCAGCATGTTTATCATTTGATATGCTGTTTGAAAGTCTGCAGTTTTACCGACCTGTACTACACCTATATCATCTGGTCTACCTTGTATGATGGCTCCATTACCTGCGTTAGCTAATGATGCTGGCTTAGTTGTACTTGATGGTGACACAGTAAAAACAACTTTCGCTGCTGCTGCACTACCTTCAACTACGGCTTGCATCAATGCCTCTAAAGATTTTAAGTCCCCAAGGAACTCCTCTACTCTAGAACGTCCGTAATCTTCTCCATCTACAGTAACAAAACGTAGTGGTAGCCAAGGAGTCTTGTCCTTAGGAGCTTTACCTACGCTGTCTGGTAGTATTGTGTCGTTAGCTTCTTGATGCCAACGCCAACCATTATCATATAGTTTTACACATGTATATACATCTACATCTTTACTTCCTTTGTAGTCACCTTTGTCATCATCATTAGGGCCATCGTCCAGTTCTGGGATGCCTAATAATTTTTTACTGACTCTTTCTTTTGTGACTATCTCAATTACTTCACCGTTGCCATCTCTTTCTACTACATAGCGATTGAGAGGGTAGACTTTCATACCTTGCTTACTCATATATATCAGAGCATTACCAGTAACAACGAGGTGTTTTAAGGCTGCAAAGATCTGAACTCTGTCAGTAGAACCTGCTATGCTATCCATAATCATACGTTCTACTTTTGCAAAGCTGAGATCTAACTCGCTCTTTGCTTCGGCAGGTACTTCTTCACCTAGTTTAGAATCGTCTACTTGCAGTTTAAAGAATGACGTGCTAGGAGGTAAGAGCCCTAACATAAGTTTTGAACTTAGTGTAGTAACTCCTTTGGCTCCGACTGATTGCCAAGGTGTGGCAAAACTTTGATATAAAGCATCGCCCTCATTACGCATCAGGAGTGTGGGAAGAGTTAGTTCCGCACACTCATAAGCAACATCTAAAAACTGTTCACGGTGACTCGATAACTCTTGGTATCGCTGCCGTGCGTTTTTCATTAGCTGTAAGTTCCTCCAGCAGAACCACCACTTGTACCAGTATTTACACCTTGTTTAGTAGTAATACCTTTTAAACCACCAGTTTTTGGTTTCTTAGTCTGTAGTTGAGTGGTTCCTTTTTTAGCTGCACTCTTAGCAACTTTTTTAGCTTTTACCTTTGCCTTTTTCTTTGTCTCATCTTCCTGTATAGGAGATGGAGTAGGAGCTTCTGGTAAAGGTGTAGGTGCTGTCTGTACAGGAATTGGGGGTGGTGGAGTTGTTGGTGGGGCTGGGGTTGGTGGGGGTTCAGGGGCTCTCCTGTTACCGCCACCAAATAATCCTCCGATACACATAATTATTCTCCTTTAATTTTAGTTTTTAATATTCTAATAATTGATAACTGACCAGCCCTAAAAGATATTTCTTTTTCTGATAGCGTGTGGTCTGGAAACTTGTCTGGAAACTGCTCATCGAGATCATCTATAATTTTCTCAATGCGTCCCCATTCAAGAGTATTGTGGTAAGTTGGTGTTTGCATGTTCAAAAAATGCTGGCATCCTAGCTCGTTTTGTATCGGCAAGCTGAGGAGCTTTACCTTCGTACATCAGACGGTCACTTGAATCCGTCCAAAATTTTCTGTTAAGATACTTGTTTGTAGCTGTAGTAGTAAGCGGTTCAAAGATCCAGTTTATTGTAGCTTTCCTAAGTTTGTCCAAAGAAGAGCTAGGGCGTAAACCCATATCAGCACATACCAAACTGTTGCAAGCGACATGAATTTGCTCATCTCTGGAAATATCAGCCGATACTGTCCTAAGAGCAGCATCGCC